GCAGGAGCTATCAATGTTTGTGGAGCTTTTGGAGGACATGTATCTGTAAATAAGAACATTCGTAGAGGGATGTTTGAAAATATGCGAATACGAGAAGGACTTGTAAAGCCATATCTTATAGCAATGGGAATGGATCCAGAAGGGCAATACCCTTTACGGAATAATATTTTACCTATCACTAATTGGAAATCGCAAGTAGAAAAAGCTATTAAAGCAGATGGATATAAAGAAGGGCAGTGGATGTATAAGGATTCTCGTATGATTCTTATGTGGCAAGTTTGGAAACAAGCTTTCCCTAATGCAAAGTGGGTGATAGTAAGACGGAGAACAGGGGATGTAGTACAGTCTTGTATTAAGACTGGATTTATGAAAGCTTTTAAAAATAAAGATAATTGTCTTTCTGCTACTTCTACCACAAGTGAAGAGCAAGGTTGGCTATGGTGGGTGCATCAGTACGAACAGCGGTTAGTTGAAATGGTAGAAGCAGGGATTGATTATAAAGTTATTTGGCCGGAACGCATGGGGTACAAAGATTACTCACAAATGTGTGAATTAATAGATTGGTTGGGTTTGGATTGGAAGGAAGAAGCAGCACAATATATAGATGCATTAATTTGGAAACAAAAATAGAAAGGAGTGTAATATGGCAAGAGTTACAGCAGCGGAGGTACTTGATATAATGGATAGTGATTGTGATGTTTCCACTACCGTTATAGATACGTTCATTATAGCAGCAGAAGAAGTTGTGACACAGTTGTACACCAATGTCACTATTACTACAACCTTGCTGAAAGAAATAGAACGTTATTTGGTAGCACACATGATAGCTTCTACTTTGTATCGTATGGCAAAGGAAGAAAAAGTCAGTGATGCTCAGATAAAATACACGGGTGAATGGAAAGATGGATTAAGTTCTACTCCATACGGGCAGTTACTTCTTTTACTTGATACGACAGGTACAATAGGTAAAGCAGGAAAGAAAGGAGCTACAATAACGGCAGTTAAAAGTTTTGATAACTGATGAAAGGCATTACAAGATTATTAAATCGAACCCTTAAACAGAAAGCTGTTTATTGGGGAAGTCCTGTAAATCGGGGGGATAACTTTTTTACATATGCTGATCCTATAGAAATTCTTTGCCGTTGGGAGGAAAAGACGCAACTTATTAAAGATTGGGATGGAAAGGGCAGAGAATTTGAGTGTGTTGCAATGGTATATGTATTGCAGGATTTGGATAGACACGGAATATTAATGCTAGGGACATTGGCTGATTTGGATAGTTCAGGGGACAGTAGTGGTGATTTTTATGATCCTACTTTGGAACCGTATGCTTATGAAATTAAACAGTTTGAAAAAATTCCTTCATTAGGTTCTACTACAGAATTTGTCAGAATTGCATATTTGTCTAATTTATCGTACCGATGAGATTAAATACATCACCAAGAGGAGGAGATATTGGTTCTGTTATTTGCATAAAAGGAGTAACAAAAGTACTTACTAACTTAAATCGTGAGATAGAAGGAATTGAAGGACGTACACAAGCAGGAGTGATTAAAGCAGCTATTTTGATTAGAAATGAAACGGAACATGGGGATGTGAAAACACCTGTAGATACAGGAAATTTAAGAGCATCTTTTTTTGTAGTATCTTCTACATCAAAGGCAATCAGAGGAGGACAGAATAATGCAAGACAATTGATGCAGGGTGCTCCAAAGTTTAAAGGAGGTAAAGCAGACGAAATGATGATGCGGCACAAAGTAATGATGAATGAGATGCAGGGGAAGGCAGTAGCTTTGTCTAATCAAAAAGCAGGGCCATTTGCGATTTTAGGTTATACTGCAAATTATGCAATGTGGGTGCATGAGAATATAGGTGCTGAATTTAAACGTCCTGGTTCAGGGCCAAAATGGTTTGAATATGCTGTTAAGAAGCAAAAGGACAATATATTAAAAGTAATCCAAGAAAACGCAAGAATAAAAAGATGAATGCACCAAGTATAGATATAAAAGATATGCTAACGGCAGAAAGTGATTCAAGTCTTACGTATGGTGAAAATTTATTTATAAATTTGGAACCGACAGCACCACCAGACTGCGTCACAATTTTTGATACTCAAGGGTATCCACCTGCGTTATCATTGGATGGAACTAATTATGAATACCCTTCTGTACAAATAAGAGTACGTGCAAGAAAGCAAGATGATGCTTGGAGGGTAATAAGTGAAATATGCGAATCACTTCACGGAAGAATAGCTCAAACGTGGAATGGTACGTATTATACTGTTATTAAACTGGTTGGGACACCCGCTCTTCTTGATTGGGATGATAACAGGAGATGTAGGTTTGTACTAAATTTTAACATTCAAAGGAGGTAAAAATGGCAAGTAAGGCAACGTCCGGTGTAGGAACACAATTCAGAAGGTGGTCAGGGTCAGCCTGGGTCGCTTTAGCTGAAGTAAATTCCATCAACGGGCCAACTATGACCAGAGACTTCATTGATGTAACATCTTTGGATTCTACTGGTGGGTATCGTGAGTTTATAACTGGTTTTAGGGATGCGGGAACGATCTCTATGACCATGAACTTTACTCGTGAGACTTATGAGTTATTGAAAACAGACTTTGAATCAGCTGTGGCTCAGAATTATCAGATAATACTACCTGATGAGGAAGATACAGGGTTTGATTTTGAAGGTCTTGTTACTGAGATTCCTTTGACTATTCCTACTGATGACAAAATTACTGTCGATGTAACTATTAAGATTACAGGGGAAGTTCTGATGTCGTCTGGTGGAAGCACAGGAGTCTAATTTATTATCATAACTAATCAAGTTATTTTTTTAATGTTTAACCAAAACGAAAAACAAAATGGCATTTTTAACAAGAGAAACACTATTGCAGAAAGAAAAACTGGAAATAGTAAAAGTAGCATTAGGTGGTGATGATTTTGTCTATGTAAGACAGATGACAGGCCATGAGCGTGATATGTGGGAACAGTCAATGCTCAAAAGAGAAAAGGATGACAAAGGAAGAGTATCCTTTGAACAAATACTTGACAACTTTCGGGCAAAGCTTGCCGTTCTTACCGTGTGTGATGATAAAGGAGAATTACTTTTCAAACCGGAAGATGCAAATACATTGTCACGGAATATAAGTGCTAAGAGACTTGAAAAGATTGTGAATGTTGCACAGGAACTCAACAGTATTTCTGAAACGGATAAGGAGAACATAATAAAAAACTCCGCAGCCGTCCAGGGAGACGGTTCCAGTTCAAACTCTGTAGAGAATTAGGCATACCTCATCCGGATTATTTACTTGATTATTTAACAGGCCCACAGATAAGCGAATGGGAAGCATACGATACATTGGATCCAATAGGGAAGTGGAGAGACGATTTTTTAATGGCGTCCCTCTCTTCTTTGTTGGCGAACATAGCAATTTCTACCAATGCAAAGAAAGGAACAACACCAAAGCTTACCACACCGTTAGAATTTATGCCGGATTGGGCTGACGAAATAGATAAATCACAGAGTACAAAACCACAGGGTGTAGAAGAAATGAAACAGATGATGATGTCTTTTGTTTCAGCTTCAAAGAAAAGAAAGAGAAGAGAATTACAGCCACCTTTACAACACTTAAAAAGAAAGCAAAATGGCGGACTTAGGAACAATGACAGTAACCTTGGGGGTAACGATCAGGGGGGTTCAGCAAACTCAAAAAACGATGCTGAACATGTTAAACAACATAAACGCCAAGCTGAATGAGACAAATGCTAAGTTAAATTCTTTGGGCACGAAAGCAGGAGCAAGCATTGCACCATCTATGCAAAAGGTGGCAAATAGTGTTGCACCTGCTTCACGCTCAATAGAACAATTTACTGCTAATTTAGCAATGAACTCTCAGAGGCTGAGAACGTTTGGTTATTTGGCTTCCAGTGCAGTTACTGTTCCGTTAGTAATGATGGGTAAAACAGCCTTAAATACTGCAAAAGATTTTGAATTTTCACTTGTGAAGATACAAGGTCTTGTTGGTATGACTTCAGATGAAGTGGCTCGCTTTCGTGATGAAATACTTCGAATGGCACCTGAATTAGGTTCCACTCCTTATAAATTAGCAGAGACACTTTATTATGTTACTTCCGCTGGTTTTAAGGATGCTGGGGATGCTATGCAAATTGTAGAGACGGCTGCTAAAGCAACAAGGGCAGGATTAGGTGAGACAGAAGCTATTGCAAAGCTTTTGGTATTTGCGATGAATGCATATAAAAAAGAAGGATTAACAGCCACCAGAGTAGCGGATGTTTTTGTTGCTGCTATCAGGGAAGGTGCTATTGAAGCTGAAGGCTTTGCTTCTTCAATGCAATCTGTCTTACCTATTGCTTCTGCTTTAGGAGTAGGAATAGAAGAAGTTGCAGGTTTTATGGCAGCTATGTCACTGCAAGGTGCTACGGCAGCAAATTCTGCTACATATTTAAGGGGGATGTTAAATTCACTCCTTAAAATCAAACCAGGAACAGATGCAGCAAAAGGATTAGGAAAACTTGGGATTACTGCGGAAGAGTTAATGCATAAATTACAAGGACCTCAAGGACTAATGGGGGTATTGATGGAAATAAAAGCATTATCAGAAAAAACAACGGGTAATGTATTTTTAAAAAGTATATTTAAAGATATTAGAGGATTAACAGGAGTATTATCTTCTACAGGGCAAAACTTAGAAGCGAATCAAGAAATATTAAAAAAAGTAGCAAACGCTTATGGTGATTTAGAGAGAGCCGGAACGGCTGCTACAGGTGCTATTGAAACACGAATGAATGTGATAAAAGCTACCGCCAGTAAAGCATGGGGTATTATTGGACAAGGTATTGCAAAAGAATTAATTCCTATGCTTGATTCGTTAGTTACAAAACTAAATGAAATAGCAGTTTGGTTTGATAATCTTAGTGATGGCTCTAAGAAATTTATTGTTAATGCAGGGTTACTTGCCGCTGCACTCGGCCCACTGACATTAGGTCTTAGCCTCTTGGGCTACACAATAACAGGTGTAATAAATGGACTTAATCTATTTACAAAGGTACTCAGTGCAGGTTCAAAAGCAACACCGTGGTTATTGGTCGGAACGGCTATTATCACGGCTGTCTCTGCATTTTCTAAATATAAAAAGAAAGTAGAAGAAACTGCTAAAGCAAACAGTTCTTTAAATAAAGAATTGGTCAGTATAAATGGAGAGTTACGAAAACTTAAAAATTTAACTGAAACCGATATGTCTGCTATGACAGGTAATCAACTTTGGGATGCTCGTGCTGCTGCACACAAAGCGTATAAGGAAGCTCGGCAGGAAATGAGGACTATAGGGGCAAAAGCAGGTTTATCTGAATCTGAAATGGCTAAAGGACTTGGCCCGAATGATAAGAAAGGGTTACTGAAACAATTATTCACTACCAATTACACAAAGGCATATAATAATGCAACGGATAATGCAATGGAAGCAAAAAAAGCTTTTGAACAATTAGATGCTGCTTTTGTTAAATGGAGTAATAATTTTGGAACAGGAACAAGTATGTTGGTTGAAGGGGCGGATAGCATGGCTGATATAACGGAAGAGATAGAAAAACAAGAATCAGCTTTAGAAAAATTAGTGAAACAGTATGAAGCTGAATCCAAGTATATTGATATGATGGAGCGTTTATCCCAGGGTGGTAAACGATTTGAATTTGATGTAGATACAACAAAGTTGGAGCTTGCTCAACAGCAACTTGAAGATTTTGTTAAGGAAATTTCACAATTAGGTGATACAGAGTTATTAACAGCATTAGCAAGTCCAGCTAATTTGTTAGGAATGATGTATTCAAATATATTTGAAGGACTTATTCAGCAGGTAGAAAAATATAAGAAAATAATTAAAAATAGAACTGAGGGACAGGAATTGCAATTGCTTCAAATGGAAGCCGATGCTTTTGGAGGATTGGCGGGGAAAATAGAAGTTGTAAATTATCAATTACAGGCTACTCAAAAAACATTGCGGGATTTACTTAAAAGAAGAATTGCAGGGGAACTTATATCAGATGATGATATTAAAGGGATTGTTGATAATATAAATGAATATAAAAACGCTCTGGTTGATTTAAAAATCCAGCAAGATATGACATTTGCAATGGATATGTATAAAGTTGTAAAGAATACAGAAAATAGTATGAATTTATTATCTGCAGCTATTTCTGCTGTTCAAGAAAAATTACGTAATCTATCTGAAAATGGATTGGGTGGATCAGAAGAATTTGCAGCATTGTCAGGTATCTTAGGGACTTTAAAATCTGCTCAAGTTGGAGTAGATATACTTTCAGGAGCATTTTCTTCTTTATTTAATGATATAATTGAAGGGGGAAGTACATTTGCACAGATGATGGAAAAGATTATAAAAGGGGTATTACAGCAATTGGCAGAATTATTAGCAAAATTTATTGCTGTACAAATTATAATGGCAGTATTAGCTCCCGGAAGTAAAGCAGCTACAGGTGTTATAGGGGGTATTATGGGGGGTATTATGGGGGGAATTCCTCTTGCTAAAGGAGGTGTTGTTCCTTCAGGATATTCCAACGACACTTACCCTGCTCTACTTTCCTCTGGGGAAGCTGTATTACCAAAAGCTTTAACTGATACATTATTTCAATCAAAGTCTGGAGGTAACAGTGAAGTTTATTTCCGAATTAAGGACGATTACTTGGAAGGGATGCAAAAAAGAACCGCAATTAAAAGAAGTCTATACTAATGGCATACGGGTTAAAATATCAGACAACATTCCACAATGTAGATGGAACTCCTATTACAGTCCAGATAGAAAAACGTGATTATACGGGGGCTGTAGCAGATATTCGTGTTATAGGAATACGGCTTACATTTAATTACCAGGACAATGATACAGCTATAGCAGGGACAGGGGTTAAAATAAATGTAGATGCTGGAGGATTTGATACTTTACGTGATCTATTAACTTCAGGGGAGAAAGAGTTCTTATGTAAATTATACTTTGATTCTGCCCTTGTATTTCAGGGATTTTCATTATGTGACCTTAATGAACAACAATTACTTGATTTAGAATCTGTAATTACTATACAGTTTACGGATTACATGCGTAGATTAGAAGATCATTTTGCTACTGCAATAAGTAACATTGCTGATTACACTTCTTATATCGAAATCCTTCAGGAAGCTTTAGCAACGGCTATTGGGGTAAATGATGATTTATATGTTAATTCTACTTTATTTGAAGACAGCACTTCCAAAGGGGGGACAGATACTTTTCTTGAACAAATCTATGTAGAAAATAATGCTTTTTATTCAGATGAAATTACTTATGAAAATACATATGATGTGATAAATAAGCTTCTTAAACCTATGGGAGCTTTTCTTTATTCTTCTGGAGGTAAATGGATTATTGAACGTCATGAGGATATTACCCGCACAGGAGATTGGGTGTATAAGCCATCTATTACGGGTGCAGGGCAAGCCGTCACAAGTCTGGTACAAACTATTAACCGACAGGATGATGACTTCAAATACACGGAGATGACACAGAAAGTGGAATATACTTCTGGGTTACAAAAACTTATTATAGATTTACGGGATCATCTATTGGATACTTTCATATTTAATAATTATGATCCAGATAATCTTATTGCTATTTCTGATAATACCCCTGATGCAGCGGCATTAGATACTCGCCAATGGTATATTCATGAAAATGCAATAGGGATGGAAAAAGGGTATGGTTTTCGTGGAATGAATTCTTATCTTAAATGGGCGCATCCGGCAGGAAGTAGTACATGGGAACGTGAAGGATTGTATTATTGTTTTGATATTCAATTCCATCCAAATTCAGAAGATATACCTACAGAACTATCTGTCAATTTTTCTATAAGTGCGGATCATCCTTTACTGATGTTAGCTAATTATGTAGAAATAAGATTTAGTTTGCGAATAGATGAAGGACCATATGCAGGGTACTATATTAATCCGTGGGATAGTAAAGAAGCGGAAGGAACTGTAATATCATATAAGATAGAACCAACCATAGGATATTGGACAAAGCGAATCAAACTTGAAGGGGCAGAAGATCCAAGAGATAATGCATGGCAGGTTTCATTAAAATTTGCATTAACGGATAATATCATTGTTGATTATGCTATTCCTCCTACAATTTCCTCACTTTGGGTGGAGTTAGGCAAACCTGTTACTCAGAAATTTATTATGATGTTTTGGCCAGCTGAACTATATGTATCCGTTCATTATTCATTTGATGATGTAATAACATACATAGGAGATGTTTCTGTAGTGATTAACAAAGGGGATTTTCCAAACAAGCTTACGTATTACGTTAATGAAGATTTTATTAAAACAGAGCAACAGGATTTACATTTATTTGATCTTGATAATGTTAACTTTAATAATGGATTGCTTTGTGCTGATGATAGTATAGGTGCTGAAAGTGATGATTTAAAGAAAACAACTAAATGGGTATCTGAAGATAGTCCTACAGCGATGCAATTGGTGGATATTTATGCTAAGAATAAATTTCGTAATTACGTAAAAACTATTCATAGGTTGGTTGCTGAGATAAAATGTTCCAATTATTTGAAACCGTTTACTATCATTACTGATGATCATTTGCAAGATGGAGGGAATAATATAAAATTTATTTTGCAGGAATATTCTTGGGATTTGATAAATGCTTTATATAATATATCTGCAGAAGAATATACTGATGAAGAAATAACGTTGGACGGGTATGTTACTCCTATTTCTGAAGCAACAGGAGTACCAACAGGGTTAGCTCCTGCACAACCAGTAACAGGAGGGTCAATTACAGTTGCGTGGGATGCTGTGACTGGAGCAACGGGGTATCGGGTACAAAGAGCACCTGTATGGTATGATGGGGATTGGGTGCAGGCGTGGAAAACTATCTATGTAGGTGCAAACACCGCTTGCACAGATCATGTAGAAACTGAAGGAACTCCTACAGACGGTATGGGATTCCTGTATAAAGTATGCTCATATAATTCAGTAGAGAGTAGTGCTTATTCAGATACGGAAACTTGTAATTGGTATGCATAATGGCTAAGACAGTTTATAAAATAGTAGAAAGCGTAAGACGTGGGGCAGGAACCACAGTTTTACATTCCACAACCGGAGCAAGTACGTTGGCGGATTTTACCTCTATGTTAGCAAATTACTATACTAAAAATGAACTTCAAACATCTGGTTCTGCATTAGTTCATTTTAATAACATCATTGAAGCTTACCATAATAATTTACTTGATTTACAAGGAGGACTGGATTCATCCAGTGGGGACAGTAGTGGAAATGATGCGGAATATTACCATTTAGATTTAAGTACTTATTTGGACGTTGCAGGTATT